GTGATTGGAATCTTGGACTTCTCACGAACATGGCGAGACTTTTCAATATTGATTACGAAGTGATAACCTTTAATCTCTTGCCCGTCTTTTTCTTGTTGACGACCAACGATCCAAATAGCATCACTGGAATAATATGCGCCTGTACCACCAGACACAATATCTTTTGGAAACATACCAATCTCTTTATATGTATGATTGACAACAACCATAGGAATGTCCTTGAGATTGAGATGTGGTGTTACGATACGGAACAGAGACTTCATCTGTTTCGCACGAGACATATCAGCGACCGATTTCTCATTCAAAGCATCTTCAACTTCTTTCTTTGAAGCAAGATTACCAACAGAGTCGATAACGATACAAACGTGGTCGCCTTTCTCAAGTTCTTTTAACTGATTAGTGATATCAAACTTGAGTTCTTAATATCAGTAATCGGTGTATGAATAACACGTTCCATATCGATGCCAAATGACTCGAAGTATTCTTGAGGAGTACCGAACTCAGAGTCATAGAACAGAATTACAGCATCTTCATATTTCTTTTGATAGGCTGCTGCCATGAGTAGAGCAAATGCTGACTTGAAATGTTTTGATGGACCAGCAAGCATAAGCATTCCTGGAACTAATCCACCATCAATGCGACCAGACAATGCCACATTAATCATTGGCACAGGAGTTGGTGCCATATCTTTTTTACCGAACACTTTTGATTCAGTAATCACATCGGTCATTTTAATTGTAGAATTCTTTTTCAATTTCTCAAGTACAGACATATATTCACCTCAGTTAAAAAATAAAAGCAATACCAATATACAAAGACACAATGAATATCATCATTGTTATTTTTGATCTTTTAATCATACCAACAATCCAAAATAAACCATATATAAAAATTGGTATACAGAAGATAAGTATAATACCGAGAACAGACCCGATAATTGTATGAATATCTAACATAGAAATTATTATACTTCAAATCCATTCAAATGTAAATAGATTTTTACGTATTTTTCCTATAACGACGACCTTCTGGACCGCCGCTGTTTTTTAGTTTATCGATGATCTCAACAGTATTTTCTGGCTGTTGAACTATCTCATCTGGAATCTCAAATGTAAATTCTTCTTTCTCTTCTACAAAAACATCGTTCCAGTTATCATCGACGTTGACTGCTTTCTGTAAAGGTTTTGGTTTATGTAGTCCGATATTAGCGGCAATAAGAAGGAGCACGGCAAGAGGATCAAATACGAACACGATGGTAATAATTACCCATCTCACCGCATCTTCTAAAATTGTTTTTGGATCATCTACGAACAGAGCAGCGATATATTTAATTGGCCCAACTTCCGCTTCAAATGCTAGTTGGATTTTTTCCAATCTAACTTTTTCCATTCTGAATTTGGATATATTCTCTGATGATGTATCAATGATTCCTCGTAGTTCATCTCGTTCAACTTTTTGCGACTTTCGTACGGCAATTGCTCCATCTTCTCCACGGATACGGTCATACTCTGTAAGCGTTTGGACCGCCGTATCGAGTTGCGAGATAACTTTGTTGGCATCATCTATTACCCTTTGTTCTCTTTGAATACGAGATTCGATAATTGAAATTTCCAAGGAGTTGTCGCCTGTGACAACCATTTGATCGATATGTGCCTTTGATAAGAATCCATAGATTCCCATCGATGTAATGAACATCAATACAATAACTGATGCTGTAAGATAACCACTAAGTATTTTGGGTGCTGTTCGCCAGTTACGATATAACCAAGATGCGGTAACAAGTTTTCCTATTTCAAGAACACCACCCATAATAGCAATCGATACTGCTGCTGCAGAAAAGATTGCCATCAATCCAACGATGCTGTACCAAGCAGCAACACCAGATATTGCAAGAGCAACTATAAGAGTAAGAATCGAAAAGAACATTGTTATGCTCGTGTGATAGCCAAAACTTTATCAATCGTTGACTGCACTTGTGTTTGACGGTTTGGCCAATAGATATATTCTTTCTCAGCCGTCTTCAATAAGTTTACAAGCAATGGCATAACAAGTTTTTCTAACTCAGTTACTTTACCGCGCACCTCTTCTTGTGCTTGTGCGATAGCATATTGAACGTCATCAGATTCCTCGACTTGTTTTCTTTGTAAAACTAAATCGAGTTTGTCTTCGAGTGGAACAAGAGCGTTAAGTACAACTCTTGTTAGATCGTTTTCGTCGATAGCAGGTGGTGTGCTTTCAGCAGTATCTTGATTCGCAAGAAATGTTGCTTCATCTACAGCACTAAATCCGTAATCTATCGATGCGTATTCTGCAGGTATCTCAGCCAAAGAAGGACTCCAATGTATTCTGTTTCTCTACGTTCCAACCAATCGCCTCAAGAATATTTTTCATCGGTTCAACATATGATTTATCGAACTGCATATCGTAATCTATATATCTTTTCAAATCCAACTCAGGAGGTAAAATATCAGGAAACGCAAAAACATTTTCCTTGATTGGATTTGGCATTTTCAAATAGGAGAACTTGATCTTATCACCGTCTCCTATCTGGCGATATCTTTCTAGTTTATTATTTATTATAGTTTGATTATAAAGAATCGATGCTCGGACGTGAATCGGTGTACCCTTAGCATATCCACCATCTTCAGCGTATTTTGATATATCAGAAACACCACGAGGAAATGCAACGTCTTCAGGTGGTAAATTGCAAAACGCATTCCGAGCATCGGCAATAAACTTTTGAACTGCTGCTTCGTCTTGATTGATAATCACATCAAGTGTTTTCTCAATCAACTTACGACAAACCTGTGGAGTAGACGAACGAACCGACTCGATGCCAGTAATCTTCATCTTTGGCTTTGCGTACTGAACACCTTCACTGTTGAGCACATTCGCAATGTATCGTTTCTTACCAGTGATAATCATTTTACTGGCAATAATCTCTCGCTTCATAAACATACGCTGTTCAAACGCATTTGTATACTTACGCAGTTCTTCATATGATTTTTCAAGCAACGGTTCAATCTTTGTTGCTGCGACTTTATCTAAGAAAGAACATATCTTGTTGTTATCACCATCAACGACTTTTTTTACAAACGGTCCAAGATTAACATAGATACTGTCGGTATCAATCATCAGAATGTAGTCGTCTTTTGTTTTCATAAGATTTTGAATATATTGATTGACTGTTCGTTCCGCCCAGCGAATAGAGAGTTGACCAGATATCGTAATGGCTTCAGCAATACGAATATCATAGTAGCGGAAGTGTTTATTTGACAGTGCACCGTAAAGAGAGTTCATAAGAATCTTGATTGCCATCTGTTCGTTATCAGCCTGAACGATTTGTTTCTCTAACTGATACTTAGCAAACTTATCTGACTTATCGCTATCTTCAAGTTGCTGTTTTAACGCCAGCATATTTTTCTTTGTCTTGGCACGACCAGCATACATCTCATGAACGATGCGTGGAAACAATCCTTGTTTCTGATTTGAGAACACTTGACCAGTTGGAGTTACACAACAACCATTCGGGATATCTAGTTTAGATTTTCTAAGCATGCTATCAACATTTGCACCAGGGACAACATGATTGACGATTGTCTCAGGCGACATATTATATTGCATAATCAAATGAGGATACAGAGAGTTGAGGTCAAACGAAACAACCCAGTCATTCATGCCCTTCTTAGGTTCTTTTACATATGCGCCTTCAATGCTTCTATCATTCACAACAGGTTTCTGTGGTGTAAGAACGATATTATCTTTGACAAGAAGATTGTAGATAAACGTATCCCAAATCTGTGTTGAACCGAATGCTACCTCATAGTTAACATTTGCTTTATGCGCCAGAGTCATACAAAGAGAAATCAAACCCAACTTATCGTCTAGACGTTCAACGAGTTGTGTATCTTTGATATTGTAGTCAATAAACTTCTGGTGATCTTTTTCATACAAGTCAAACAGAGAAGAATATTCAGAGTAGTCGAGTTTCTTCTCACCAAGAATCACATTCGCAATATGATTCAATGAATATGACTCTTGACTTACATACGTAAACTTCTTGAACAATCGCATGTAATCGAGATGAGACATACCAGCAATCTCAAAAAAGATTTGATTGGTATACTTATCTGTTCTCATACTTGGTGTAAGACGATGAATAGAAAAACGTTTCGTATCTTCTTCGCCGAATAATCTTGTAACACGATTGATTAGATATGGAATATCGAATCCTTCAGAGTTCCAACCTGTAATGATATCAGGATAGTTCTTCTGCCAGTATGTAAGAAACTTATGTAGCAGATTATGCTCGTCTTTACACTGAACGTAATCTACCTTGATATCATCTACAATACACTTAGACGAATCATATTCGCCTGTACCCCAAGTATGATAAATATCGTCTACATTATTCTTGAGTGTGATTGCTGTGACAGGATAATGTGCGTCTTCAGGTTTTGGGAATCCCTGATCAGATTGAACTTCGATATCAATGAATGTAACATTGAGTGCATCACGATCAAACTCACACCCATTCGGAAACATCTGATTGATAAACTGTGCTACGTAGTTCGTGTTGCCATACACCTGAAAGTTATCAGCCTTGTTACGTTCGATATATTTTTTACATTCAGACATCGTGCCAGGATTTACTGGCGACATGTTGAGACCATCCAGAGTTTTGTATGGTGACTCCTCGCGCACGGGCACGAACAGAGTTGGTTCGAACTTATTTGATGTTACGACACGTCTACCGTTCTCATATCCAACATAGAGGATAGAGTTACCATAACGCATTACGTTTGTATAAAATGAAGTCATACTGTATTATATATTCGCCAATGATAAAAGTCAATAGAAAAAAAGGGGAGACCGAAGTCTCCCCTCTCAAGTTTACCTACTCGGTTAGGAGTTGGGGTTCTTTGTGGTCAATGAGTGTACCTCCGGTCGTAACCTCAATTTTCTTAGGCTTCTTGTGATCGGGGACGACGTTCTTGAGTGCGATTGTGAGCATGCCGTGTTCGAGGTTTGCCCCAGCGATTTCAATAGTGTCCGCAAGGGTGAACTCTCTTTTGAACGAGCGGTTAGCAATTCCTTTATGAAGGATTTTCCTATCATCTGTTTCCTGTTCGATGTTACCTACTACTGTGAGTTTTCCATCTTCTAGTGTCAGGTCAAGATCCTTTTCAGTGAACCCAGCCACAGCCATTTCAACCGTGTAATGTTCATCATCAATCTTACAGATATTATAGGGTGGGTAATTTGTTACTGGCGTTTCAGCCATACGATGAAGATCATCAATATGCCTCCATAGACGATCTGCGCCTACAAAGAATGGATCAAATTTACGGATGTCGGATGTATTAAAAGTAACCATTGTTAACTCCTTTAAAGCAAGTTAAGATTTTAAAGAGAACCCATTATGGCATTCTCATTTTTATTTATAATCCTTACATCATTTTCAATAGAAAAAAATGGGGCAGGGAAAGGAGATGTAAGGAGAATGATGAAAACCCTGCCCCATTTTATCTTAGGCGACTGCTAGAGCACGATAACCAGCAGCAACCACAGCACGAGAGGGACTACCGAGACGATAGAAGTTTCGAGTCTCACCCTTGCTGTTCGTCGAAGGATTAGTATAGATTGCATAACCCTGCATACGAAGAGCAGATACGGTCGCACGAGCATTACCAACGCCAAAACGAGCCTGAATCTGCTTACTAGTTAGTTCCTCGCCATTCTTAAAGGCTTCGAGGAGTCGTTCAGTCTTAGTCATAGTATATTTCACCTTAGTTGTTTAAACATTGAACCTTTTGAAATCATGTTCAGGATATCTGGTGCCGAAAGAAGGACTTGAACCCTCAACCTATCGATTACAAATCGATTGCTCTACCAATTGAGCTATTTCGGCATAAATTGGCTCCTCAGGATGGATTCGAACCACCGACCGGACGGTTAACAGCCGTCAGCTCTACCGCTGAGCTACTGAGGATTAAACTCGTTAACAAAACTCTTTAATCACTATATTTACATTCTAACCTATTTTGATAAAAAAGTCAAGTGTTTTTTTAAGTTTGTTTATTTTTCCTTTAACTTCTCAAACAACGAAATAGGCATAACACTAAGACCAAAGTCTTTTCGAGACTTGACGTACTCCTTGTACGTCTCGTACTCTCGGGCTTCTTTTAGATCAGTCCATTTCATTATTCAATCTCCTTATTTCTCATCATATATAGATTATAACCTACAATGAGAAATAAGTCAACTGTTTTTTTTTAAAAAAATGAAAAAAAGATTTGTTTGAAATCAATAGGTTAGGAGATCGGTGTTCTTTTTTTACCGATATTGTATTTGGCAACCAGTTCCCACTCGTCTTTTTCCTTGAAGGGAAGCACCTTAATCTGACTGATAGGTGATACTGGATTGCTAGTCTGTTCTTTATTGAGAATCT